TTACCATGCCTGTTATGCCGGCTACCGGCGGTTATTCTGACGGTGGCGCATGGGGCGACGGGGGATGGTTATGGATTATAGTCGTGTTCGCGTTGCTTTTTGGATGGGGAAACAACGGATTAGGTGGATTTGGCTGTAATAATGGCGGTGGTTATGTTGCTACAGCAGCTACACAGGCTGATATACAGAGAGGATTTGATAATTCCGCAGTTATCAGCAAGTTAGATGGCATTTCTAACGGACTTTGTGATGGCTTCTACGCTATGAACAACAGTATGCTTACCGGCTTTAATGGTATTAATACAAATATCATGCAGACTGGCTATGGCATTCAGCAGGCTATTAATGCTGATACTGTTGCTAATATGCAGAACACAAATGCGTTACAGTCACAGTTAGCTAACTGTTGCTGCGAGACAAGAGAAGCTATCCAAGGTGTAAATTACAACATGGCAACAAACACATGTGCGTTGCAGAACACCATGAACACAAATACAAGAGATATTATCGAGAGTCAGAATGCAGGCACAAGAGCAATCCTTGATTATCTCTGCAACGAAAAAATTTCTTCCTTACAGGCAGAAAATAATGATCTTCGCAGAGCGGCTTCACAGGATCGCCAGAGCGCACTTCTTACAACTCAGATGGCAGCTCAGACACAACAGATTATCAATGCTGTGAACCCGGCTCCGATTCCGGCATACACCGTTCCATCTCCGTATGGATATGCTTGCGGATGCAATACTGGTTGCGGATGCTAAAAGCACAACAGAATAAGAGTAACTTAACCAAGTTTTATCCAAGGTTATGTCTGCTTTAGCAGTTTTACAGTAATAAGGGGCAGACTGTTGTTTGCCCCTAAATTTGATTTAGGAGGTAAATTATATGGCAGAATATGTAGCTGTTGCGTCACAGGAAGTGGCTGCTAATGAAAATGTTGTTTTTACAAACACGGCAGTTAAAGGCTCTAACTGCATTCAACACAGAGAGGGTTCTGGAATTGTTACGCTTAGAGGTATTACAAATCAGTGTCGGGCAAGATATTTTGTAGATTTTTCAGCAAATATCGCCGTACCTACTGGCGGTACGGCCGGAGAAATTTCTCTGGCAATCGCAATCAGCGGAGAACCGGTACTTTCTTCACGGATGATTTCTACACCGGCAGCAGTGGCGCAGTTCAATAATGTTTCGACTGGAATCTATGTAGATGTTCCGAAAGGCTGTTGCGTAAACATCGCCGTTGAGAACACCAGTGGTGTTGCTATTGACGTAGCTAACGCTAACTTAGTTGTAACAAGGGAGGCGTAGAGTTATGGATATTAAAAGAATGCATTGCATGATTGAGAAAATTGCAGAGTGCGCTGAAAGTGAGTTCAACAAAGGGATAGAGAATGTTGACCCAGTAGAGATGGGGCAGGTAACAGATATGCTCAAAGACCTTGCGGAAGCCATGTATTACAGAACGATAACCAAAGCAATGGATGAATCTGAAACAGATGAGATCATGGAAATGTTCGGTAGATACGGCGATGGTGGTAGAAGATTTTACGACAATTACCGATATGCAAACGGACGTTTCGCACCTAAAGGAAGAGGAACGCGCAGAGGATATGAGGAAATGCCATACTGGCACATGACTCCGGAAATGTACCATGATTGGACTGACGGACGTGATATGGATAGAGACAGAATAGGTCGAATGTACTATTCTGAACCATCACGCATTTCTGACAGTGCTATGCGTGATTCCAGAGAGGGTAGAAGTGGCATGAGCCGTAAGACATACATGGAGAGCAAAGAACTTCATCGGGCAAATACACAACATGACAAAGAAGCAAAGATGCGTGATCTGGAAAAATACATGAAAGACTTGAGCGAGGACGTAACAGACATGCTTGGCGATATGACACCGGAAGAAAGGTCTATGATTAAAGCAAAGATGTCTACACTGGTGTCTAAGATGTAAAATGCGATAGCCGGGGATTCAGTTCTCCGGCTATTTTTGGAGGTAATTATGTTTGAAATAAACGGTATACTTTGGAGAATATTATTTGTGAATGGGAATAGTGAACATTTAATGCGTTCTGACGGTTCTCATAGCCTTGCTGTGAGCGATTGGAACGACAAGACGGTATATTTATCAGATATTCCTAAAAATGGCTATTTACGCAAAATATTGGCTCACGAACTATGCCATTGTTTCTGCTTTTCACACAACATATCCATGCCTATTGAACAGGAAGAGTACCTTGCGGACTGGATAAGTCTGTACGGTACGGACTTGATATATCTTCTTGATGAATTAATGGCAAATATGCAGATAGGAGTTGCATAATGAATAAATTTGATGAATTACTGGAATATATACACAAGACAAATCCGGGAATGACAAGGGAAAGGCTACTGGAAGAGCTGAGTGTAAGCACATACACAAGCAAAGCAATTTTGTTTACGATGGAATCTGTCAAAAATGGTCTAGCAAAATTTTAAGCCTCCCTGGGTCTGAATTTTGAGCAAGGATTTCAAAATTGCAAATTTCGATTTTTCGGTTTGATTTTTGCGAGATTTTCACAGATTTTTTTTCAAAAATTACAAGTGCCGCGGAATGTCCTGGTTGATTTTGATACCCCCGGGGTACCGATTTTCAGACTGAAAAACCAGATCGGCAAATCTTGAAATTTCGGCACGATTTTGACCGGATTTAAAAACGGATTCGTTATTTTCTGACAATTTGAAACAATTCTGACAATTTAGCGACCTTGCGCGCATGTCGCGCGCTGCCGCTGGTGCTGTTCGTATCTAGTCGCCAATAGCATACATCAACAAAACGGGCGTAGTCAATAAAATACAAAAATGTATATTGTATACATATATTTTTTTCCGTGCGCATCGTTTTGCTATGCTTCCGGGTGCACTTAATAAAGCCCCTTTTATTTATTTTTCAATGTTTTACAAATAAACCGTTGTTTTTTTATTTGTAAAATGTAACGGTTATTTTTCTTCTTTTTTTGCTGGATGCGGTCAGCGTTCCGGGCGTGATCTGTTTTTGTTTGGTGGCACACCAGCACCAAAACGCAAGCACAATTATAACCGGCATTGCTTGTCTTGAGCCGTTGGAGATTCTAACGCGGTCGCCGCTGCGCTGCATCTGATCTTTTTTTCTAACCGTGTGCCGGATGCAGAAACGCACACGAACCGCCATTTTTTACCGCTGACAGCTGCGGAACGCATAAACGCGCCAAAAATTCACCGTGCAGCATATAGCCACGGGATGCCAGAAATACCGCCCGCCGGAATCGAACCGGGCAAAATAACCATTGACGGCACGACAAAAAGCCGGAATAAATCCGGCTAATTGCAAACAAAATCACCTTGCCAACCCGTGACAAGTATCATTTTCCCGTCTGATCTGCGATAAACGACCCCGCAGCCGTCCGCATAGGTTGACCAAACAAGCCACCCAGGGGCGGTCATCAGTCTGCCTGTTCTATTATCACGCCATGAATAAGTCGGAGAAATTCCGCTTTTTTCCTGTCGTTCTGCCTCTGCGATTGCGTCCGCTTCTGTGATCAGCAAATTACCTTTTTTCATGTGTAAAACAAAATTTCTCATTTTTCTATTCCTCCTATTTTCGTTTTTTTGGAAAAGCAAGGCCGGGGAATCGAACCCCGAAACGGCACCGGCTGCCACTTGCTGAAAAGTTAACAAGCGATGCAAACACCATTAGACATTTCGTGTATATCAAAATCACAGCCCCGATGATATGCTTCGTAATCAAAGTAACGCATTACAATGTTACTTGCTGCCTGCATTTCCTGCTCGATTAGCTCATCGCAACTATCGTGATAAGCATCTATATCACTGTAAAAAATATAACTATCTTTATTGTTAATAGCTTCTTGTGCATTCTCTGTGCCCATGTATTCCATGAGAGCGATAATTTCATCGCGTTCCCATTCGTCCATAGCTTCCAGAGTTTGAATAGTTTCGATCACTTCCGTAACGTCGCAATAATCGCAACTGGAAATTTTAATTCCTAAATAGTTATCAATGTCAGCAATGAACCACTCACCGCCGTCGCGTTCCGGGTTTTCCTCAATGAATGTTTCTGCTTCGTCTGCGGTCATCCAACCATAACCGATGCAACCGTTGTTATATGCGCCCCATGTGTTTAAAAAAATTCTTGTTTTTGTCATTTTCTTTTCCTCCTGTGATCTGTTTGTTTCGTGTTTCTTAACTTGGTTATATAATACTCTAAAATTAGAGTAATGTCAATACAAAAATACTCAAAAATTAGAATATTTTTCAAATTGACAAATCGCACACATGATGGTATTGTTACTTTATAAAAAACAAGGAGGAATTGCGAAAATGATAAAATATAAAATTGATGTATTCGCAGAACTTAAAAAACGCGGCTACAATCAAACAAGGATACAGAAAGAAAGACTTCTGCCAGCGCAGACAGCGCAAAATATAAAAGCTGGCAAAAGCATAACCCTTGAAACTTTAAACAAAATTTGCATTATGTGCAAATGTCAGCCGGGAGATATAGTTGAAGTGATACCGACAGACGAAGAAAAAATAAAATATTATTAGAAAAAGTCTTGACAATATTCTAATAATAGAATACAATAAAATTGTCAAAAGACAGTAGGGAATAGCAACAGAAAAGGAGAAAAAACATGAAATGGAAAGACGTTAAAAAATACAAAATAGATTTGGAACAAGCCGAGGAAGCCGGCGGCTTCATAGTGTTTGAAGAATATGAAGACTGGAAAAATTACGATTTGACTTTTGGCCTTTTCTCGGACCTGGAAGCAGCGAAAGTATTTGCCGATGAGATCCAGAGAGGCGACAAAGAACAAAAGTATGTCGCAGATTTCAAAGCCTACACTTTGGGCGATTATGATTATCTGTACATAGCAAAGAAATAAAACAGGGGGGAAAAAAGATGACAAAAGACGGAATGAAAAAATATAAGCTCACCTCAGAAGTGAGCTACAAGGAATGTTACACCGGTGCTGTGAAATACGGCTGTTCCGGTTGTATGCATGCTTTTCCTGGGTCGCATGATCTTGAGGGCACAGACGTAACGGCAGACATGCCAAGCGTCTGTACAGTTTGTAAAAAATAAAATTAAGGCGGTCATTTCTGACCGCCATTTTTTTATCAAGATCAGACCGCGTGAAACAGATTGCGAACGAAAAGCGAACCGAAACCGGTACACCTGTCGAACACGCTAAAAGCCTTTATTTGTGCGACTTTGCGAAGATATTATATTTTTACGTGGTACACGGTCGGACACACTAACGGATACACCAGCGGACACACTAGCAGACACGCCCGGGTAAGTGTATAAATTTTTGCGTTAAAATTGGAAAAATAGTGATTGAAAATAAATGCTTTATGGCTGAAAATGCGTGTTTCGATAAAGCAAATCGTTAATGTATCCGACATGTATACAAATTGTATCCAGTGCAAATTTTTATACCCCTTTCCCCGATATCTTCCCTTTTCCTTTTCTTCCCCCACACCCCTATCTTATCCAATACCTATCTTTTAACCCCTATTCCTACACAGTATATTTTATCTATTAACCCTGTTTTTTTATTATTTTATATTAAACAATGGGATATATTTATATTATATATTTATAATAAGCGCGTATATTGTATACAATAATAACTCTGAGTAGTGATAATAAAAAGTTATTGACAGTTAAAAAAATAAATGTTATCTTGAGTTCAGACAATTTAAGTAGCCCCCGTTATAGTGCTCCAAGCTGCCGATTATGGAGAAAGCATTGGCGGGGAAACGAAAAGAGCAGGGACGGCAAAAAAGTAACTATTCGCTCACAGGTCTTTTACAGATCTGCGGGCGTTTTTTATTTATCCAGGGAAAGGCGGTGAGATCATGAACACAGTACAGGCAGGAAGCGCAGAAGTATATACAAGCAATATATACGTATATGCTGATGAATACGAAAGCAGCCTAAGAGATACAGACGAATTGTACAAACAGAATTCTAGCCAATTTACCGGGATGATAAAATATATAAATCGCAATATGGGATTTTATAAAAATAAATCTATGTATGGCGATATAGATTTACTAAATGACATATGGGAAATATATACAGATCTTGTATATAAGTATAATCAAAAACCAACAATAGAAGAGTACGCATTATTAATTGGCATATCAAGAGATACACTGTATACATGGTTAAGAGGAGAACACAGGAAAGATGATTACTGTGAGAAATTAAGTCTATTTCGCTCGGACACGGTCAAAAAGTGGCAAGAAGAATGTAAGCTCGGACGCTATAAAGGCGCGGCGGCTGGGAACGTAGGTTATATATTCCTTTGTAAAGCTGTTGACGGCATGGCAGAGACCGCCCCAGTACAGGCAGACACGCAGCCAATGGCACAAGAAGTCGAAGAGCTGCCAATCCTTGGACAGACAAAGCCCGTTGAATTGTGTGATAATCAAACACAATTAGAAGCAGATAACCAATAGCAACAGCGTTCTAAATTGTGTATGATTTCACACAATTTAGAAACTCAGTAAATACAAGGGTTTACGAAGATTTCATGCAATTCAACTATTCGAAAAACTGAGCTTTTGCGAATAGTTGAACGGAATAAAAAATAATTGTATGAATTGTTTTTGAATATCACACAATTATAGTCTGGTTGCCAAGATTAAGAGCAAAGGACCGGGGAGGGGGTTGGAGAAGCTGAGAAAAACCGCCCTACTAAGTCCCAAAAGTTCCGACAAAAACAAAAAGGCATAACTGGCAGAGATAGGGATGTACACCCGAAAGTCGCAAGCCTTAACGATTTCTCTGCTGTTATCATAAATAAGGCAAATATCAGAAAGGCAGGTATTAACGATGAATGAATTGAAAATATTTGAAAATCCAGAGTTTGGGAAAGTAAGAACAGTAGTAATTGACAGTGAGCCTTGGTTCTCTGGTACAGACGTAGCTAAAGCATTAGGGTATGCGAAGCCGCAGGATGCAGTAGCAAGACATTGTAAGCACTCCGTAAAACACGGAGTACCTGTTGGAAATGGAAATTCGGTTGAGATGAACTTTATTTCAGAATCAGACTTATACAGGCTCACAATGAAAAGCCAGCTTCCATCTGCTGAGAAGTTTTCTGACTGGGTTGTAGAAGATGTATTACCATCAATCCGTAAGAATGGTGGATACATCCAGAATCAAGAAGAACTCACACCGGAGCAACTTGTAGCAAAGGCTCTTGTAGTTGCAAATCAGATAATTGCAGAGAAAGAAGCAAAGATAACTGAGATGGAACCAAAAGCAGAGTATTTTGACAATCTTGTTGACAGCAGATTGCTGACAACATTCAGAGATACGGCAAAAGAGCTTCACATTCCACCAAAAGAGTTTACACAGTGGCTTGTTAATAACGGATATGTGTACAGAGATCGCCACAAAATGTTAAAACCGTATGAAAAGTATAGAAAAAGTGGTCTGTTCCAGATGAAAGACTTTTCAACACCGTTTGGATATTCAAATGTTCAGACGTACATAACGGTAAAGGGAAAAGAAACATTTAGATTATTAATCGGAGGTGTGAATCAATGACATTTGACGAATTTCAGACAGGAGTAATGAGAACAGCTAGTGATATCTGCAAGGCGAATAACGAAAACATGTTGCTGAATGGCATCTTAGGTGCAGCCGGTGAATCTGGAGAAATGGTAGATCTGATAAAAAAAGAACTGTTCCAGGGGCATCCATTTGACCGTGAGCATTACATAAAAGAGTGCGGCGATGTTCTGTACTATCTGGCACTGATAGCTGAATCTTTAGGAACCACACTTGAGGAAATTGCGATTGTGAACAATAAAAAGCTGTGGGAGCGTTACCCGGATGGATTTGATTCTGAGAAATCACTGCATCGCAAAAAAGGAGATATCTGATGGTAACATTAGCCGGAAGAAGAATAACTGATGAATGTTCACAGTGTGGATTGATACTCACCTGTGAATTATGCAGACAAGGGCATGGAATCAATGTAGAACGGTCAAATATCCGTCAAATGGTATCGTGCCAGATAAAACACCGGGAGGATAGAGAAAATGTCGGTGACTGATGAAATACTAAAGACGGATTATTCAAAAACGTTTGATGACAAAAGAAAAGCACTTGTTTGCCAGTCCTATTACAAATACGGTAAGGCGAGCAAAAACTTCTCTACCGGAAACGTAGACGCTCTTGGATGCATTGAAAAATGTATTGAGAAGTTCAAAGAGACAAAGAACACAGAGTATCTTCTGGATTTGGCAAATTATGCGATGTTCCGCTACGTGTGGCCGCAGAACGGTGAGTTTTTCAAACATACAGATTCTGACGGTTCGGCTGGGATTGTAGGCATGAGCGTAAAAGAGATGGAGGACTTTAAAAATGGCAGATGGTGAAAAATATTGTGGTAATTGCAGGTTCGCAAGAACAGATCAAGAGGATGATTGGATTTGTGTAAACGATAATAGTGATTACTGCGCTGACTTTATAGATTATCTCCATGAATGTCCAGACTGGGAGGGCAGAGATTATGATTAGATGCTTTTTGATTATCGCAAACATAGTAATTTGTCTGCTGATGCTAATTGGCGCAGGAGCAGCAAGTGATTCTAACGAAAAAAACAATGGATTTTTCTTGTTGGTAACTTTGACATTGATTTCTGCATTTAATGCGGCATACATATTATTTTGCTAGTGGGGTATGGCGCAGTGGTAGCGCAACGGATTTTGACTCCGCGGTCATCGGTTCGATTCCGATTACCCTAGTTTGGGATGTATATCCGAAAATCCCATATATTTATTTCTCCTTGTTATAAAAGATATGCCCTACATAGCGGTCAAATGTTGTGTAGGGATTAGCCATCGGACAGATGGCATGAGTGGCATCCCTATTTTTACACCTCTTGTTGTGCGCTTGCATACCGCACTGAAATGTATGCAAACAAGGCTGCATGGTGTAACGGAAAGCACACAGCGCGCACATTTGGAGGAACAGGTTCAAGTCCTGTTGCAGCCATTGGACTTTTCATAGAGTTCAATCCTTTCTGTTGATATGTGTTGTGCCGGGCGAAAATAAATTTGCCCGGTATCGGAATGTAGCGCAGTTGGTTAGCGCACCTGTCTTATACACAGTTGGTCGTAGGTTCGAATCCTACCATTCCGATTATTCCGGATAGCGACCGGATAGAGTGTTGGTGGCAGAATCCCACTTGAATTAAAAAAATGCTGCTTTTGCAGAATTGCCACGGAAAAGAGGTAGCTATTGGTTGTGCTACAGCGGTCTGTAAAACCGTTCCCTAGTGGTAAACGTTGTTGGTTCAATTCCAACCTTTTCCATTGCCACGCTAAAATACCGGTTATGTCGTGGTTGTTGATTCGTGGAGGAATGGGTAGACTCTAATAGCAGATAGATACGGCTAACGGTTCGAGTCCGTCATTGCTTATCAACAGCGAAATAGCTGACAGCAAGTGGCTTGACATGGCGAGGAGTGTTGTATCATGTGTGGTTCAAATCCACACCGAATCAATATATGATGGTCTCAGTGCTTCGTGTATGTTTGACGTTGGCATAAAAGAGTTAGCAAAGGTGGATGCATCCACCTAAAAGAAACGCACAAAAACAAGGTTGGTTAGCTATGTGCACGGCGATTAGCTAGGAAATGACACACAAAAAGCTGTAATGCGTTTGGTTGAATAAGCCTTTGGAGTGTGTGAATCATATCCAGAAATGAGGAGATTATGAAGAAATTTGTAATTGCAAAGTATCTTTTAATAGCAGTATGGACTGTCAATACTGCATTTTGTGCATGCAAGACAGGAGAATTGAGCATATATATTTCTGCTGTTGCGTTTGTTGCCGGAATATTGGTTGCGTGTATGCAAATGATTATTGACCAGAAGAGGAGAAACAAAATATGGCACAGGGAGTAAAGAGAATTGATAAGGAAAAATTCTACAAAGGATTGGATGAAGTTCTGACAGGTACAAAGAGCATGTCTAAAGCAGCTAAAGAAATTGGGATCAGCTTACCGACAGCCAATAAGTATTTCAACATGGTTGTAAAAGGCGAAGAACTGCCGGACGGATTGTTTAAAGAAGATTAGCAAACTGCCAGAGGTGGGAAAATACGTTGCACCCACGCACCCTCACAGCGTTGCGTGAATTGGGTTAAAAGAGATTCCGTAGAATGCGACGGCGGACTGGCATTAAAGGAGTAAAAAATATGAAAAAATTATTTGTTAGTATTCCGATGAAAGGAAGAACAGAGGAAGAAATCAAATCAAGCATTCAGAAGATGAAGAAAATTGCAGAAATTTACGAGGGAGAAGAGCTGGAACTGATTGATAGCTACATTGATGAAGAACCAACGGAAAACTGTAATAGAGGTGTTTGGTTCCTTGCAAAATCTATTGATATGCTTTCAGAAGCCGATGTGTTTATTGGTATACAAGAATGCTACGACTGGAAAGGTTGTTGGATTGAAAACGGAGTGGCTGAAAAGTATGATATCAAGAGATATTCAGTAAGAGCAGATTATGTGATTGATGATTACGCATCAGTATATAGAAAAGCGCATCCAGAATGTGTAAATGCATGTTTTCCTGGATAAATTTTAAAAATACCGTCATATAAGTGGTTTATGACGCTAACCTAGAAAAGTTATAGGCAGAAGTCATTTATACACTTCTGCTTTTTAAGTGGAGGTGTATTCTATTGGCTAGTCTTGAACTGGTTAATCAAATCAAAAAAAATGATGAATACATTTCAAAGAAAGGAATAAATAAGATTGTTTCTGACGGAGAATTGTATAATGTCATAGATGCCTATATAAATTCTATTAAGTGCGGCATGTTTAGGGATAACGATTCAAAGTACGCA